ACTACTGGCCGCCGACCCTTTACCTGTCAGAAAAGGACTTCCCCGGTGTCTATGACTTCAGGGCGGGGGACACAAGAACGCTCGTCATCACGTGCGACGTGAAGTCCAAATCAATGGACGAAGATGAGGACGGCAAGGAGCATCACAACTCTTCGCTCGTCATCACCGCGATCAGCGACATTACCGGGGCAAAGATCAAAGGATAGCTGTGGCAGTTACCGCAATGCTCTTCATCATCACCATAGCACTTATAGCGTTTACTGCCTGGCGCGAGTACAACTATGGACGTGAGCGCCGTGACCTCCTAAACCGCATAATGTCGCGTGATTATGGCGAGTACAGCACTTCATCGAGCGCGCATACAGAGCCGCAGAAGCCTCGAAACTTCGTCGCAGCCGGGCTAGAGCGCGGCAGAGAACAGTTGAAACAAGCGAAAGAGGGTGAATAAGCTATGCCCGATACAACATTAGATGCTATGCCCGACCTAGCAGGCGGTTCAAGCACTCCTGTCTACCAAGTGGACGCAAAAGGCGCGCTTATCACTACCCAATCTGTCGTAACCCGCGTCGACAACGAGTTTACGCGCCGGCAAAAGGAGCGCCGTGCCTTTGAACTGCAATGGCGCATCAACATAGCGTTTATCGAAGGGCAGCAGTACCTCGAAATGAACACGGCCACTATGGCGCTCGATGAAATACCGAAGATCTACGAGTGGCAGGAGCGCGAAGTATTCAACCATATCGGCCCGATTGCCGAGACCAGGATATCAAAACTCTCCAGGGTGCGCCCGGTACTCACGACACGGCCCGGGACAAACTCGCAAGAAGATATCCGAAGCGCCAAGGTCGGCACGATGGTGCTGAAAAACGTCTACTATGACGAGGACGTCACGGATAAAATGGCCGAGCTTATCGGCTGGCTTGAAGGGTGCGGCACGGCGTTCTTGAAAAACGTGTGGGACCCGAACAAGGGACGCGCAGTCGCCATGATGCAAAACGGCGATGAGCAAAGCGAGACCTTGCGCGAGGGCGATATCGATGTCGTGGTCGTCCCGGCGCAGGAGATATTCCCCGATTCGAGCTACCACCAGAATATCGCCCAATGTAAATCGATCATCCACGCCAAGGCGTACCATGTCGACGATATCGAAGAGATATGGGGCAAGCGGATACAGCCGGAGTCGACCACCGTTATGCAGATGCAGAAGTCGCTCAACGGCATCGGCGGTCTTGGATACGGCATCGGCGGGTTCAACTACGTTTCGACCAGTTTAACGTCCCATGCGCTCGTAAAAGAGTACTCGGAGCGCCCTACGAAGCGTTTTCCAAAGGGGCGCCTTATCATAGTCGCCGGCGGCCAGCTTTTAAGCTATGTCGAAGAGCTGCCGTTTCTGGTCGGCAAGGATGCGGCCCCGAGCTTTAACTTTACCAAAATTGATTGCATCAAGCGCCAGGGTTGTTTCTGGGGCCGCAGCATAATCGAGCGGCTTATTCCTATCCAGCGCCGCTACAACGCACTGAGAAACCGCAAAGCGGAGGCCTTGAACCGCATTGCGATCGGTCAATGGATCGTGGAAAATGATTCCCTTGTCGCTGGGATAGAGGCGTTTGAGACACAGGCAGGGGCGCCGGGCGCTATTCACGAGATCAGGAGAAACACCACCCACGAGCCCAAGATGGTGCAAACCCCCCCGCTGCAGGGTGATTTCCAAATAGAAGAGCGGTCGCTCTTGCAAGAGTTCTCCATGATGAGCGGCGTATCGGAGCTGTCGCGCCAATCGGCGGCGCCACCCGGTGTGAAATCGGGCGTTGCGCTCTCGATAGCGCTCGAGCAGGACGACACGCGCCTCTCATCGACCGCCGGCAACATCGAGAGCGGCATGATCGATTCCGGTAAGCAGTGGCTCAGGCTCTACAAGCAGTTTGCCAAGGGCCCGCGCACCATGCGTGATATCGGCAAAGACAACATCGTCAATATCCTCGATTGGACCGGCGCCGACATTAGAAGCGACGATGTGGTGATCGAAGGAACATCGGCTATTGTCGAAAGTCCCGCGCAGAAACGCCAGATGGTATTCGATCTTCTGCAGGCAGGGCTGTTCAACGACCCGGAGACCGGCAGAATCAGCAAAGAGGGTCAAGCCAAGATATTCGAAATGCTCGAGATGGGCAATTGGGATGCTGGCGACGACGAGGCTCAGCTGCACTTGCAAAAAGCCGAGCGCGAGAACAGGGCCATGGCCGAGGGCGGTCAGGCAATGATCGTTCCTTACGACGACGACCTGCTCCATATCGCGCGCCACAACAAGTACCGCCTGACCACTGATTACGAAGAACTGCTAGCTGCTAATCCACTGCTTGACATGCTCTTCTCTCAGCACGTACAGATGCACATGGAAAACGCACAGAACAAGGCCATGCAGCAGCTTCAAGAGCAGATGGCGATGCAGGCGTTGACGCAGCCGCAGCCGGCAGAAACTAATGCATCACCAATAGCCTACCGGTAGGGGTACTACTCATCGCACATGAACACCACAGTTAGGAGACCAGATGCTTAACATGAACAACGCTAAGGAGGCGTTAAAACCTTATGAAGTACGAGGTAAGAACCAGAACCCACAGCCCAAGTATAAGGCCTCAGCACTGAGGCAGGCTCTAAAAATGACCTCAATGTATAAACGCACGGCCAGATAGTTAACTTATAAGTAAACCTTTCCATAAAGCACCTATGCGATAACCCTTTGCGGCCGCGTAGGCCGCTTCTATTTAGGAGGACGTTTTTTATGTCAGGACCAACCGTACCCGATAACCCCGCAGCTCCAGCAGCAGCACCAGTCGACACACCGGCGGGCTCAGAACCCGCGCCGGCGCCAGCTCCAGTACCAATGGACGTTGACCCGCGCACGTATCTGAAGAACCCGCTGCTCGAGGTCGCTGCCGAAGAGCCAGGGGCCGGGGCACAGCCAAACCCGGAGGCAGGAGAACCCCAGCCAGCAGCAGAGCCAAGCGGCGAGCCGAAGTTGCTTGCGGGAAAATTCGAATCACCGGAAAAACTTGAGGAAGCCTATACCGCTCTTGAAGCGAAGTTAGGAACTCAAGGCTCAGAGATCGGGCAACTACGCCGCCAACAGCAGGAGTTTGACCAGTTGCGCGAGCAGCTCTTATATGCTGCAAACAACCCGCAGCCAGCTACAAACAACCCGCAGGCACCAGCACCACCTCAAAGCGCAGAGGAAATTATTCAGGCCGAGTTTGGTTCGTGGGACGAGGAGAAGCAGGAGGCCTTTATGACCGACCTGTATACTAATGGTCCCGAGGCTATGTCGGAAGCGTTTAAACCGCTCTTGAACACAGCAATCGAGCAGATGAAAGCAGAGGTAGGCCAGTTCAAAACAGAGTTGAGCAGCCAAGTTGGACCGATCATTGCTGATCGACAATTCAACGAGAAGGCTCAGACCTTTGCTGAAGCTGGTGCGGCCTTTGCCGAGCAGAACCCGGACTTCAACGAGCTACGGCCGCAGATCGGCGCAATGCTCGACGCAGACCCGGAACTTGCCGAAATGCTCGATGCCATGCCGCCAGAAAGAGCCATTCCTATGGCGTATACCCTGGCTAAAGGTATGGGAACGCAGCAGCTCGAGAAAGCGCCGACCGTTGATGATCTGCTCAAAGACCCTGACGCTATCACCAAGTTTGCCCAGAGCGACGAGGTGAAGAACCTGGTGCTGCAAGGACATGCAACAAAAATCAAGGAGAACAAACCGCCCGTTGTTATCGGGTCTCAACCCGGTGGCGAGCCGGCGGCTACGGCTCCGATCGAAATCAAATCATTACAAGATGCAAAACGCGCGTTTCTTAATTCATTGGTATAGGCCAAACCCAGGAGCGCGCTTTGCTCACTGGAGGTAGTAACAATGGGAATACAAAACATGACCAGGGTACTAGAGGCTTTAAGAACCTATTACCTTGAGGGACTGCGCTATCAGCTAAACTCTGATGCCAGCGTATTTTTGGCGCAGCTCGAGCGCGACACCGAAAGCGTCGTTGGCTCGAAGATCGTCATGGCGATGCGCTATGGCCGCAACGGCGGTATCGGAATGGGCGCAGACGACGGAACGCTCCCGACCCCGAACGGTCGCAAGACCAAACAGGCCGAGTGGGAGACCAAGAACTTCTTCGCCCGCTTCCAGATCACCGAGAAGGTTATCAAGGCTTCGAAAACCAGCAGGGGCGCTTTCGCCAACCTGCTCACGCAGGAGATGGAGGACACCGAGACCGATTCCAAGTTCGATCTCTCGCGCCAGTGCTTGGGGGATGGCACCGGCAAGCTCTGCACCGGCTCCGCGCTCAGCGGCGCGGTGTTGACCGTTGACTCGACCAGGTTCATGGCCGAGGGTATGCTGATCGACTCCTACACCGCAGGTGCGGTCAAGCACCTCGCCGGGGCTGAGGTTATCGCGGTCGACCACGGTGCATCAACCGTCAAGGTCAATGCCGTGGGCACTCTTGCCGCAACCGACATCCTTTATGTCAAGGGCAGCAAGGACCTTGAGCTTACCGGGCTCGATGCGGTATTCGCTCAGACCGGCAACCTCTAT